GTCACGCTTGCGCTCAAGGCTGAATATCTTGGCTTGATCCAGATAGTCGTGATATTCGGGAAAGACGTCCAGCGCGATGGAGTACATGGCGTCATGAAGTGGCTCCTGTAGGTTGAAGAACGCGACTGCCTTGGCATTGAATAGCTCATTCGTACCCAACTGCTCCTGCAGGTACTCGTCCAGATTGGACTGGGCGAAGTTCAGAGCCTCGTCACGCTCGGCCCAGAGTGGCTTTATGGAATCTTCACGGAAGTGATCGAAAAGGCTACCGACAAACTGCCGTCTTCTGCGGTGGAAACGCAGCACGAGATCGAACCATTCGTGGCCGGTAAATCCACAAAGTCCAAAGAGCTCCCTAAAGAGACCCGTGTTATGGATAACTTCAATAGTGAGATCAAGTTCTCTGCATTCAACGTAATCGGTGAAGCTGAGGCTGTTTTGCTTGATGACGATTTCTTCGACTTCGGCGGCATTGAACTGTTCTCCTTGGAAGGTGTAACGACCGAAGCATCGCGGCATGATCCGCCATGCGGTGTGCAGTCCGAACTTGTCCCGTGTTTCCTGAGTGTTCATCTCAGTCTCAGGCAACAGGATGACTTGATACATGCGCAGGTAGGACACGCCTGAATTGACCGCATCCCGCAGGCTCTGGGTGTGCGCGGCTACGCTATCGCCGGGCAGGTTGAGAATTATCTCGCTATAAGTCTGGGCGTCGATCTTGGACCCTTGGCGGGCTACTGCTACCAAATCCTCGGTGCTGATGTTCTCGCGCTGAACGTTGGCAAGCACGGTCGGGTCAGTCGATTGCAGGCTGGCAGCTACACCCATCCGGCCCCCGATAGTCTCTGCAAACTGCAATACCTTGGCCTTGTGATTCTTGCCGGCTGAGCAATGCACGTACATGGGCCATCCATACTTGGCCTGCACATGAGCAATGGCCTCCGCGATGGGCATGTCGAAGTTAGCCATGCCGACATTCGCGTTGCTGATGTACATGTCCTTGATCGTCCCGACCCGTTGGGCGATGTGTTCGAGTTCCGCGGAGATGTCCCTGCGCTTGGACACGGCAGAGTAGTAGCTGGACCCTTCCTGACAGAAGCTGCACCTAAACGGGCATCCAGTGGTCCAGTACACAAGCGGGATCAGTACGCCATCGTAGAACTTGTCCATCAGCCCCTCAAGGTACGGGCTGGGCAGGGTATCCAGATCCTTGACCCGCGGCAGCAGTGGTCCCTTGATCAACTGGCCCTCGAACATGAAATGGGTACTAGGCAGCTCAAAGGTCATCTTGGCAACGTCGGCCTGCCAGTCGCACATCTCCAGGGTGCGGAGCAGCTCGACCATGGCTACTACGCCTTCCTTCTCCACGTAGAAGTCGATCCACGGGAAGTCCTTCCAGTAGTGGTCCTCCCAGTTCGGACCGCCTGCCACGATGATGACCTCGGGATAGGCTAGCTTGATACGCTTGGCGTAGGCTGCGCCTAGCTGGGTGTTCCATGAGTACATGGAAAACCCGACCACGTGCGGCACCTCAACATGGCAAGCGAGAGCTAAGTCTTCAGGATATTTGAAGAGTTCGACTATCGCACCCAATTCCCGTTTGAGATTGGCACCGATCAGGCCAGCGCCAAGCGGGAAGACGTTGGAGGCGACGATCTGGCCGGTGTGGGTCAGGTCTGCGAGGTAGACGAGCATCATCCTTGGGCGAACAGTCCGCCCTGCTCCTGTTTGGCCTGATCCAGATTGCGGCAGGCTTGTTCCCAGTACGACCGCTTGAGTTCGGACCCGATAAACCGGCGGCCCATCTTAACGGCCACATAGCCCTCAGATCCGATGCCGGCAAACGGGCTCAGCACCAGATCGCCGGGATTGGTCCACAGGTCCATCGCCCGTTCTATGACCTGAAGCTGCAGCGGGCAGATGTGGCGCTCGTCCTCGTGTTCCCGTGCCGAGCGGTATTGCAGGGTGTCCGACGGGTTGATGTCCATCCACACCGGCGAGGCGTATTTTTGCCAGACCTGAACCGGGAAGGATTCATTGGTATGCGTGACACGCTCAGAATTTTCCCCAGGCTTACGCATGGTCACCAAGTAGTCAGGGATTCCTTGACGACTCATGCAGGAGTCTTTCTTGATCTGCTTGTGTAGCAGTCCGAGTGCTTTAGTGCGCTGCATGGCCGTAACCGGGTCTTTCCAGATGCAGACTTCTGAGTGGAATATCCAGCCGGCATCTTCATGGGCCCTGATCAAATCGCCTCGGAAGTCCCGTATCCCGATATACCCGTGGTGCTGCTTGGACGTGGGCAGGTTCATGCAATGGAAGCTCACCAGTCTGCCGGGCATGGTAGCTCGGTAGATTTCCTTGATCAGAAATCCGTAATGCTCCATGAACTGGTCATCATCGGTGCAATTGCCCATGTCGCGGTCCGAATTGCTGTAGGTGTACAGGCTTGAGAACGGCGGCGAATAGATGGTGAAATGCAGGCTGTCATCAGGTATTTCCTTGACCATTTCAACGCAGTCGGCAAGGTGCAGCGTCCAGCCGTCACCCTGTTTCATGTCCCGTACATATTCAGTCTTGCTGCGCTGCGTAGCACCATGCAATGCTGCTGCGTTCAGTTCCTGCATGTGGCTGACCATCTCATCGGCCATCTTCATGGCATCTGCCTCCTTGCGTTTGATGTTTTGCACCACAGCGCCCTCTGTCTCGGCGGTGATGACATAGACGTTCACGGGCTTGGTCTGGCCGAACCGCCAGCACCGGCGCACAGCCTGATAGAACTGCTCATAGCTATCGGACAGGCCGACGAAGGCCATGTTATTGCAGTGCTGCCAGTTCATGCCGAATCCGGCAATGGATGGTTTCGTTACCAGTACTCGAATCTTGCCGTCAGTAAATCCGGTCATGCGCTCTGACTTGGCGTCGTTGCTATCGGATCCGCTGACTTCCACGGCGCCCGGTATGGACTTGGCAATGGATGCGCTTTCGCTGTTCAGGTTGCACCAGATCAGGAACGGAGAGTCTGTACCATTTACGACCTTGGCGCAGTCGGAAACCCTATCCTCGATGGTGGACCGGCGAGCAGCAAGCCTGTCCTGCAGGGTGGATGCCTCCAGAGGGAACAGGAAACCATCCGTTGGCGTATCGACCTTGACCGTGATCTGGTGGAGGATCAATTCCGGCAGGGTAAAGCCTTCGTCTGAGTATCCCAGATCCGAAGGCTTGCGCATCATCATCGCCCATGAGCAAAGCCATTTCCAGAACTCGGTCTGCGCATGGCCCTTGAGTCTCCATTGCGACGTATCGCCACCGTCGTGCACAAAGAACATGGAGAGCATTTCGCTGCGCGTCATGGCTCCTATGAACTCGGCATGGTTCCCAAGCTCCATGTAATCATTTGGTGCTGGCGTAGCGGTGCAGGCCAGCTTGAACGGCGTCCGCTTGAATGCGTCAATGATCTGCGTCCGAGTCTTGCCGTCGTAAGCTTTCAGAATGCTTGACTCATCCAGCACTATGCCGGAAAAGTATCCCGGTTCGAAGTGTTCCAACATCTCGTAGTTGGCAATGGTGATGCCCTCTTTCACCTCGGACTGATGGCGAGCGTACCTACACTGAATGCCGAACTTCTCACCCTCACGAACGGTCTGCGCAGCCACAGCCAACGGCGCCAGGATCAGGACGTTGCCGGGAACGTGCTTCGCCCATTCCAGTTGCATGGCTGTCTTGCCCATGCCGCAGTCGGCAAAGATCGCAGCACGGCCACGGCGCAATGCCCAGCCTACGATGTCCCGTTGAAACGGGAACAGCTTGTCATTGAGTGGCGGCACCACATCCAGACCGGTAGGCTGGTCAACGATGGCCTTGGCCTTCAGGAACTCCTCATAGGTTCTCACAGATCACTCCTCACATGCGCCCACGTTTCCCTGTAGATGATCTTCTCGACCGTCGTGCGATGCACTCCATACCGCTTAGCCAGCGCATCCACTGAATAGCGCTTGTTGATGCGTGCTACTAGGCGCATCTTCTTGGCGTGCATTTCCTTGATCTGCGCCACTTCGCGCTCGGTTAATTTAGCGGCTGGGCACTGCTCACCACGCAGGGCTAACAGTCTGGCCAGTGGCTTGTACTCTTCAAGATTCATTTAATTGTCCCTGTAGCAATTGCAAAACACGTGGGCGCCATTTGTTCATAACGTCTATCGTTTCTGGTGAAAAGGTGTCTTCGCTTTCTGAAAATAGACGCAACGCCATAGTCATACAATCTCTTTCTAGTTCCGTGGATAACTTTGCAAAAGCATGCGCTGCATCTTTGTAGTTTTGGTGTGCACATGCATATTGGTGCACAGCATTGGTTAATGGCACCGGCAACTCACGATTCATTCAGCTTCTCCTCACAGCTAAATACGTCATCGGCCCAAAATGCCAGTCCGCCATTGCTATTGACCATCTCAAGGAATGCATTCTGGAGCTTGGTAGGCTTGTTGCCTGGCCGTTTGACCTCGACTGCCAGGAACCGTCCGTCCTTCATCTGCCCGATGATGTCGCTGCACCCGTTGAAGCCGAACCTGACAAACCTGTGATCAATCAGCATGGCGCCGGTGTTGATGCGAGCAGTCCACGCCACGTCCTTGTGCAGCTTGAGGTAGGCCATGACAGCCTTGAGCACGTCGGACTCCATGACCTTGCGGGTGCGGAGCTGGCGGAAGTCGTGTTCGATGCTCATCATTTCTCAGCCGCCTCCATCTGAGCAACGAAGGCATCCGTCTCGCGTTTGTCCTTGAATGACTTCAGCACTTTCTTGACGGACTTGTCGAGAATCGCCCACATCGCAACCTGTTCATCGGTCTCGAAGCCCTGCCAGAACTCGTCAGCCTTCTCGAACTCTGCCGCCTGGATAAGTTCGGTGACACGCACCGCCGCCTCTTCGATAGACTGCCGGGCCTGATCTGTCAGAGCCTCAACGGCCCCATCCGTTCCCGTTGCCGCGGTGATGTTCTCCGCCGGCGTGACGTCGATCTCTCCCGGCAATACCTCGCCCGTGGACTCGTCGACGATGGTCCCTCCGCCCAGCTCGCCGGGAGCGTAGACGCCTTGCCCGAGTAGGAATCCGATGTCCTTGAGTCCCTGTGTGATGGCTCTGGACCGGAGCATGGCCTTGGGATACTTGCCCCATGTGGCGTTGCTCAACAATCCGGCCTTCTTGGCGTCCTCGATGGTGAAGGTGGACAGGTGCGGCTCGATGCTCCACGGCGCCTGCAGCTTGAGCGTGGCTTCGTTGGCGGTGAGCGTGACCCACTGGCTTTTGCCGCCTGAGCGGTGATAGAGGCCTAGCTGCAGGTCGGCAGACAGTTCCAGCTTGCCCTGAATCGGCTTGATGCCGCGGAGCGCCTGAACCGGGCTGAGGCCCATGTCACGACCAGCCAGGATCACGAACAGGGCGCTTTCGGCGCTCTTGATGTCGCGCGGCACGAGGCCCGACTTGACCAGATACGCGGCGCCCTTCAATTCCTGCTCCCACTGGATGGGCGCAGCGGCCTGCGGCTTGTACTGTTCGATATCAGTCATTGCGATCCCCTAGTACCGTCTTGACCAGAAACGCCGCGCTCGTGCTGGCTTCCCGTGCGGTCTTCTCAACCCGGTCCATCTTCTCGTTGGCGACGCGCAGGTCATCGGCCATCTTGTTTAGTATCTTGGCTATCTTCTCCAGCTCCACGTTTTCCATGTCCTTCCTCCTGTTGAGAAACATCCTGGCCCGTACCAGCTTGGCCGTATCCATCAGAACGACTTCCGAAAGCCCATTGTCAGCGTCTTGGCATTCCTAAATGCTGACTGATCGGTGCCAATGTCCTTGTACATGTTCACCTCGACAAACACGTCCTTGTAGGTCACGCCATAGCCGAGGAACGGATGGATGCGGTTCACGTTCCACGGATTCTGACTCGGCACAATCACGCCGTTGGACTGGTTGTTGTCCGGCCTCCAATACATGTACGAGGAGTGGTGCGCAAACAGTCCTAGACGGCCATAGGGACGCGCATCTGGCATGTTGATGATTGCCAGCGATACCGGTGCATACGTGGCGCTGAGGCCAAAGCCGTAGACCCTGCCCTCCCCATAGGACGTTTCCACGATCTGACCGCAGGGGAAGCATCCGGCATCGAATGCGTTGTCATTGACGTGCCGGGCGAGCTGCGTGTACTTGCCCAGATCCCGGTAGTCGAATTCGACATTGATGGTATCGGTCAGGTGCCAGCCAAGGCCAAGGGTCCAGGTCGGGGACTCCTCATGGCGCACCACGTCAGCATAGGGGAACTGGTACCACCAGCCATTGCTGTCCACATGTTGGAGCTTGGACTGCCCGACTTGAACGGTCACGTAATCGGCTGAGAGTGCGTCATTGACCAGCCAGAGGAAGCCCAGATTAACGATCAGGCTCAGGATCGCACTGCGAATTGCATATGTGCGGTACATGATTAACCTTTCCTTGGTTTGTTGATGGTCTGCCCACAATGTGGACAGAGTTTCTTGCTGACTGCTTTGGCGATGCTGCTTTCATGACATCCAGCAATTGCCGCGGCCCGTTTCCACGTCTCGCCCTTGCGGACGAGGGACAGGGCGTGTTGAACTTTAGGACTGAGCATTTGCGAATCCGTAAACGGTATCCAGCCCTGGTTGGCGCTCTATACGGCGGTCATCACCAGTCAGTTTGGCTACACGATTGAAAATGTTCATGGCTTTTCCGCGACGGAGTTCGATGAAGCTGGTATTGAATGCAATGGAACTTAGGGCCTGCAAAGCATTCTCTTGATTGACTTCGATACGGGCCGTTGATTGGCTGATTTCGTTTGCAATCTTGATCAGTTCATTCATGTCCATGGTTGCCTCCGTTGCGTTAATGTGATGTAACTATATTCCTACTGTACGCGCTTGTCAAGCGGATTCTTCAAAATATATTCAGCCAGTGCTACGGCATACCGCCAAGTGGGTGATTCTTCGCACAATCCCTCATTGCGGATCATGTCGACGAGCCCTTTGACAGTGGATTCCAGCTCATCGGTGCGCATCTTGTGCAGGTCTATCATGGATATTCCATCAATATTGGTTGTTATGCACTGTACCTATATCGGCAGTAGACAAGAATAACTTTAGGATGTCAAGCATTAAATCAACATATCTTTACTATTGTTTATGGTATACACTTGTAAACGTCATGACAAGGAGGTAATCCATGTACGGCAAGCTATTCGCTCACATGTACGACGGAACACTGGCGACAAAGGGACCGTGGCAAGCGCTGGTCACGTTCCAGCAGATGCTGATCCTGTGCGACAAGGAAGGCGTCATTGACATGACTGCCGAAGCCATAGCTAGGCGAACGACGATCCCATTGGAGATCATCGAAATCGGGATACCTGCATTGGAAGAGATCGACCCAGACAGCCGAAGTCCTGAGCTTGAAGGCCGCAGAATCGTACGACTGTCAGAAAACCGTCCATGGGGATGGCAGATCGTGAACTATGCCAAGTACCGGAAGATTCGAAGTGACGAAGAGCGCAAGGAGTACATGCGGAACTATCAACGTGAATACCGTAAACAAACCGTAAACACCGGTAAACAGAGTAAACAAGTGTTAGCAATGTCAACCAATAGCAGTAAGCAGTATGCAGTAAGCAGAAGCAATAAAAACCAAGTTCCTGCGCTGAGCGATGAGGAAACCGCCGAGAAAATACCGATAATCGGCGGTGAGTTCCCGATTTCGAAGTCCTACGCGAAAGAGCTAGAAGGGCTTTATCCGTCAGTGGATGTACCGCAGACGCTTCGTGAAATCAGGGGATGGAACCTGGCAAACCCAACAAAACGCAAAACAGCCTCAGGCGTACTCAGGCATGTGAATTCGTGGCTTGCGAAGGAGCAAAACCATGGCTAGGAAGTCAACGCAAAAGATTGAAAACGAAGAAGTTCCTCCCAAACAATGCTGCTGGAATGTGCTTGGCAGCAGATGTCAAAACACCGGTATCATCAGCGAGACAGTGCTTGGCTTTGGTCCATGGTACTGCCGTGACCACTGGGCAGACCTGAAAGGCCAGCCAAGACTGAAAATCCCGCCAGACAGTGAACCCATGTCCGAGGTGGATAAGCGCGTGAACAAGATCGTCCCACGCCGGCCAGGTGAGAACGAGCATGACTGGTCGATGCGGTGCAAGGATTACGTGCTGGCTCACCTGCGAAGCATGGTCAGCAAACCCCCGAACAAGGACTGGGCACATCGAATTATTGCAAAGCACAACAACGGCGAAGAGGTCCAGCATTACAGCCTGAAACTGGCACGGGAAGCCTTGGACCGAGGACACATGCGCGAACCCGGCGAAGACTGACCTGTGAACATCCTGTGCATAACCTGTTGACAACTTCCGAAAAGGTGGTATAAAGCCATAACTCACCCAGCGATAGGCGCATATGCCCGCAAGGTTTTCCCGATCAGCACTCGAT